CGGAGGTTATGAAGTTGGAGGAATCCGAATCAGTCACGCAAGTGATATAAAAGAGCCTACTAGAGTGCTTGAAACAGTTGCAAAAGGTAAACGTCAACCGATAACGATTAATCCTCTTAAAATAGCTAAAAAGAAGTTAACAGATTTAGACGGTGCAAAAAAAGCAATTACAGATAAAAAAGTAACGCTTGAAAAATTAAAGGCAAAATTTGATTTAACGGATGAACAAATTAATTTTTTAACAGATGAAAGAGTTTAAAATTAGAGCATCAAAATCAAGTGTTTTGTTAACGGCTGGGGGTAAAACCTCAGTCGCTCAAACTTCTAAAACTTATTTTGAGGAGTGGTTAATTTCAAATATAACTGGAAAGCATAAAGTAATTGATTCAAAGTTTTTAAGACGTGGAATTGAGAGCGAAGAATTTGCTATTGCTAGAGTAGGTAAAGACCTAATAAAAAATAAACAGTATTTTGAAAATGATTATTTTATAGGCACTCCTGACGTAATTACAGAAGATAGTGTAATTGATACTAAATGCTCATGGGATGTTTTTACTTTTCCTTTCTTTATGAAAGATCCACCTATTCAATACGTTGCACAGTTGCAAGTTTATATGAATTTAACTGGTAAAAGAAAAGCGATATTAGCTTATTGTCTTGAGAATGGTACAATGGAACAAATAAATTCTTTAGCGTGGAAAAAAGCAAAAGATGACGGAGCAGATGAGCCAAAGATTGATCATTGGGATACGGCAGAATTAGAACTAAATTATGATAATCTATCGCCTGAATTAAGGATTAAAAAGTTCGAAATTGAATATGACGAAGATATGATTAACAACCTAATTCAGGGCGTTAAATTTGGGCGTGAGTATATTAAAAATGAATTATTAACACAAATTAAATTATAAAAATGAATTTCACAGTAAAAGGTACAATTATCTCAATAGGGGATGTTCAAACATTTGATTCAGGAGCAAAGAAATTAACGCTTGTAATCGACACAAAAGAACAATACAATAACTTATATTCATTCGACTATTTTAAGGGCGGAGAATATGTAAAATACGTTGATGAGTTTGCAAAGTATAATAAAATAGGTGATCAAGTTGAGGTTGAGTTCAACGTTAATTCAAAAGAGTATAACAATAAATACTACACCAATTTAAGTTTATGGAAGATTACAAAAATTGAAGCTGGAAATCCAGCACCACAAAATCAAAGTAATGTAGAAGATGATGGAGATCTTCCATTTTAACATTAATTAGTTTATTTTATTTAAGGGTTGTCATTAGTTTGGCCGCCCTTTTTTTATGCTTAATTAAAAATAATTTACTTTTTTTTATAAAAAATACTTGTTATTTATAAAAAAGTATTAATTTAGCCATGTGAAACAATTAAACAATAGACAAATGAATAATATTAGCGAAGAATTAAAAGCAGAAATTGAAAACTTTGATTATGAAGCACTTTTTGCAGGATGTGGTGATATTCCACACACAAAAGAATCTTTAAAACTTGAAGCAGAAATTGAAGCAGAGAAAAAAGAGGAAGCAATCGAAGCTGCAAAATATAGAAAATGCGGTAAATGTAACGGCAAAGGAAGAATAGGACATTATCATTATGTTTCCAATGGCGTTTGTTTTGCATGTGATGGTGAAGGGAAAATATATAAGGCTTAAAAAAACTAAGGGGGTGAAATTCCCCCTTTTTAAACAACTAAAAAAAACAAAATGAAAACATTACTAATTTTAATATCAGCTTTATCTTTATCATTATTATCCTTTATGGATCATTATATTATGACGGGTATTACTTTACTATCTTTTACATTTATCTATTTTATTAAATCAATAAAGCCATGCTAAAAATAAGATCAACAACTTACCCAAAATCAAAAGATAAACCGACATGGTTATACTATTATCCCAGTCTTACTCAAGTATCTAACTTTTGGGATAATATTGACTGGTGTCTATTAACAAATTTACTAACTGAAAATAAGAAAAAACAATGACAAAAGAAGAATTTAAAGCAGCTATTAACAGAGAGATTGATAAAGATTTTATTAACAAATCTAATCTACTTGGTATTGTATCAATGTACGAAAACTCAAAAGCAATGGCGCATTATAGAGGTTGCAATCCTGAGATACCAATAAAGGAAAAAGTACTGGAAATCTTTAATGTTCAATGGAATGAATTAATCTCTGCAAATAGAACTAGAAAAAATGTAATAGCTAGAGCAATTCTTGCCTGTTATTACAGATCATCAGGTTATACATTTTATGAAATTGGATCAATATTCAATAGAGATCATTCAAGTATAGTGCATTTAATTGCTAGAGCGAAAGAAGATTATAATTATAAAGATGTTTCATTTCATGCTTATATTAATAAGGATGATGAAATTAAACAAATGATGAAAGATTTTTGTAGATAATTATGGAAAACGAAGAAAAACTATTAATAGCTTTATTTCTGGCCAGTGCGTTAAACGATAAGCTAGACGATATAACTCAAACAAACATATACGTAAGAGAGTTTAAAAGGGAAACAAAGCGATATTTAAAAGTATTGGAAAAGAAAACACACGAACTTTTAAATGATTCATACGGTATTGATGCAGATACATTTGAAACTATTGATTCAGCTATTAGCAAAAAAGCTAATGATATGGCAAAATTGACTATTAACGAATTATTTATTTTAAAAGAATAGGATTTATTTAAAAAATTATTATATTTGTGTCTCAAGTAGCTTGGAATCTACAAAGAATTTTTAACGACACTCTACTGAACGATTGCCTTTCCAAGCGGCTAATTTAGTAGGGTGTTTTTTATTTTATATTATGACAGATTACAGTAAATTTTTAGAAAGTAAAAAATCTACGTTTATAGAAAGTGGATTTGAAATTGATGAATCAAAATTAAATGAAAATTTATTTGATTTTCAAAAGTATAGTGTAAAGGTTGCACTAATGAAAGGTAGATTTGCTTTATTTTTCGATTGTGGATTAGGTAAAACTTTAATGCAATTATCATGGAGTGAAGCAGTGTATAATCAAACAAAATCAAAGGTTTTAATACTTGCGCCTTTGGCAGTTGTTGAACAAACGAAAGAAGAAGCTATAAAGTTTAATATAAATTTAGAAAGCTTTGATATTACAAATTACGATCAATTAAAAAATATTGATACCTCTATTTATTCTGGAGTAGTTTTAGATGAAAGTTCTATTTTAAAAGGTCGTGACGGTAAGCTATCTAGTTTAATAATTTCAGAATTTAAAAACACTCCTTATAAATTAGCATGTACGGCGACTCCATCACCAAACGATCACATGGAACTAGGTCAACATTCAGAGTTTTTAGGCGCAATGTCTTATCTTGAAATGTTAGCTATGTACTTTGTTCATGATGGAGGAGAAACGAGCAAATGGAGGTTGAGAAAACACGCAACAGATCCATTTTGGAATTATGTATGTACGTGGTCTATGGCTTGTGATAAACCTGACACATTAGGTTTCTGTCACAATGGATATGATTTGCCAGAAATTGAATTTGTTGAACATATAATACAAGTAGAAAATAATACAGATACTTTATTTGGTGATGTAGCAGTTTCAGCAACTGACTTGCATAGAGATTTGAAAAGGTCATTTGATTTAAGAATTCAAAAAACTATTGATTTAGTAAATAATTCAGATGATCAATGGATTGTTTGGACTTTGAAAAATGATGAAGCAGCCGAACTTAATAAAGTTTTGAATGATAGTGTAAATGTTCAAGGTTCTGATAAACCTGAATTTAAAGCTAAAAATCTAAATGGTTTCGGAAAAAAGGAGTTTAAAACATTAATCACGAAAACAAGTATTGCTTCATTTGGTATGAACTATCAGCAATGTTTTAATATGGTATTTACTTCTTATGATTTCAAATTTGAAGCATTTTATCAAGCGGTTAGACGTTGTTATAGATTTGGGCAAAAAAACAAGGTGAAAGTTCATTTATTAGTTCCCGAATCACAGGTAAATGTTCGGGCTACTATTTTAGAAAAACAACAACGACATTTTGAAATGATTTCACAAATGGCAAAATACTCAAGTGAGCAAGATTATAAAACTTCTAAATCAAAATTTATGATTAAAAATAAAGAAATTAAAACAGATCAATACCATGTTATAAATGGTGATTGTGTTCAAGAAAGCATTAAACTAAAAGATAACTCCGCAGATTTATGTGTTTTTTCTCCGCCATTTGCAGAGTTGTACGTTTATTCAGATAAACCTGAGGATATGGGTAATGTAAAGAATTATAAACAGTTTGAAGATCACTTTAAATACTTAATACCACAAA